ATAATAGATCACAGCCATCAGAGTTGCATCAAGAGTTCCCAAAGCACGGGCCACAAGTTCGCGCATATCGCCACTGATTGTTCCATTAAACAGTTTCCAGTTGACCGCACCCCACACGATGAAAACAACCCCGGCAATGATGCGCGGTGTCCAAATATCGCCTGTTTTTACAGCCATTTCTCGCGCCGATGATCGATCCCCTGCATGGACCTTTTCCATGTCAATATCAAGCTGTTTGACCTTGAGCACTAGATCGGCCTCAGCCTGTTTGATAGCGGCCATCTGTTCAGCGTTTAACGTGCCAGACGACAAAACATCTTTGACTTGGTCCTTGGTGGCATCAGACAGCCCGATTGCTTTACCAATCGCGTCAACAGCCATCCCGGCCAGTGGCCCACCTAGCAATGTTGCCGCTGTTGGTGCAATTTGTTTTAGCCATTCCATATTCAATCCTTACTGCATTTATCGATCAATGCTGTGTATTTGACAATCTTGGCCTTGATGATTTCGTTCTCGCGCTTGATCGTTTTCATGTCAATGTACATGAACATGATTGTTGGGAACAATATGGCAATGATCGTGACGGAGCATAAAAGGCCAACCATACATCCAAGCGACTCCTGTGATGAAGCATCACTGACCATATCAGCGCGACCAGATACGCCAGCATAACCAGAATAACCACCACCTCTAGGACCACCTCTTGCATTTGATCGATTTTGACCCTGCGTTGCCATTCCAGTTCCCTCTGCATCTGTTCGGCCAGTTCCATTTCCCTTTCGTGTTCTTGTTCTAGCCTGTGCAGGGTCTGTTCAAAGTCTGCCCAAAACCCACCCGGCAATCCAAGTTCATAGATCACCATGTTACGCAATTCTTCATATTGCCGCTTGAGTTCTAGCTTACGCGCAACTTCCTCAAATGCCAACACCTGTAATGATTTGCCTTTGGGTGGATTTTTCTTCACCTCCAATTCGGCTTTTTTCAGTTCTTGCGTGTGCTCAAGCACTTTGCCAACATGGCTTGTAACTTGGCTTGTCAGGTCTGCAACTTCTTTACCGGCCTGTTGCGCTTCTTTGACCAAGGCGCAAAGTTTTCGGACGCCTGTAACAGCACCCTGCACCATCGCAAAGGCTGTTACAGGGTCCATCAATCATTTGGGAAAATGAAACAGAATAGCGGCCAACAATCCAGCCATGCCAACAATCATGGCCCCGGCTGTTTTAATCATGATAGCTTCAAGCCGCTTCAGACGTGCATTGATAGTTTCATAGCGAAAAGCACAAACTTCTTCATGCGAATTCAAACGCGCTTCTGTTTCATTGATCGTTGCCATCATCTAAACCTCGGCCCGTGAAACCACATGGTGGCTGAATAACGAACACCGCTTGTTACGGGAGTTACACGATGTTCAAGGATTGACGGAAAAGCAATAATGCTACCCTTTTCTAATGGCGCAGTGTATTGAGAATACAAACGCAATTGAAATTCGCCACCCTTAAATTCTGACGGATCATTTAACAAACAAACCACAGACACTTTGCGATCCGTTTCGCCACCAGCCAACGGGAAATAATCAACGTGCCAATCGTAATGCTGTCCAGGTTTGTATTCGGCAAACTGTATTGCTTCCCGATTAGGAATGTCATAGTTCCATTTGCAAACCGAATTACCTTCATTGGCAATTTTTTCCATCTCTTTGCCAAGCCAAAAATCAAACGGAGCAAACACCACATTAGTTTTGCGTTGTGATTCTTGTTTCAATTCGCCATTGATGCCCATTGAGGCATCACGAAACGGAAACGCAAGCAATTCATTTTTTGCTTGATCGCAAGTTTCTGGGTCAAGTTTTCCGAGATACCAGATTGGTAGATGTTGTGTCATGTCTTGTCTTTCAAAATTAAGCCCACGGCAAAGCGGGAGTTACAGTGTTGGCAATCATTAACAAATTAGCGTCAATGTTTGATTTTGCCTCATCCATCTGTTGCGTTGTCGTGTATTCGTTGACCCAAACCATAACCTGAGATTCTGTCAGTTCAAAATACGGAGTGAATGCCCCAGACGGGGCAGGTAATTCTGTAATCATTACCTGTTCAGAAGTGTTAACGCCGTTTTGACCAACAAGCGACCAATTCACTTTGTACACAACATCATTGAATCCGTCCGATTGAGTCAGACACATCATCGACAATATTCTTTGGGAATAAATTGTGGTCATAATGTTGCCCTTTTGTTACGCAAAAGCGTAGATTCTCAAATAAAAATACGCAGAATTCCCCAATAACTGTTGAGAGTATTGGTTGTCCTGACGAATTATCAAAAGGGCACTGCCTGTGATGTAATAAATATTTGACGAATCACACCAGTAACCTTGGCTTTGTTGGTTTCCGTTATTTACTGCGTTGCAAAAAATCGCCACTTCCTGTCCCGCAGAAAATCCCCAAACCGCAGTGTGGCAATATGCGCGAATAAACACAATTTTCGGCATGACGCCCATGCCATGAGCCACAGAAAATTGTGAGCCGGTTGTTGATGGCACAGATAGATTGCCAGAATAATACGAGTAATTTAATCCGCCACTTCCAGTTGGTCCAGGCGGTCCGGGCGGTCCTGAAGGCCCAGTTGGTCCGGTAGGTCCGGGACTACCAGTGGGTCCGGTTGCTCCCGTAGGTCCGGTGGGTCCGGTGGGGCCTGCAACACCAGTTGACCAAGTGCCATCACCACGCCAGAACGTAGATGCAGACGCGCCTGTACCACTGTTAAGATTGGTAACTGGTAAATTTGCAGACAGCGAACCAGCAGAGCCGGTGACGTTAATACCCCAAGTGCCAGTATTTAATACAACTTGATTCCAGCCTGTAGTGCCGCTTCCATTGGTTGATCGAAAATACAATGTGTTGGCAAAAAAATCTGCCGCAAATTGCATTGCATAATAGTTTGCAGTATTTGAGTGAGTGCTTGAAAGTAAATGATACCAACTACCAGATACAGGCCATCCTCCAGCAGTTGTTGGTGCGCTATTTTGATAAAACCCAGAGTTAATGCGGGAAGTAATTGATCCAACATCTGTCTCAGATTGTGCAGAATTTAGATAAGTTGCTGTTGTAGCAGTTGCCGCATTTCCGGTAGTATTTTGATTTAGCGTTGAAATAAAGTTTGCTGGAATCGTATTGGTCGCAGAATACGATGTTCCCCATGCCGAACCAGTAGAGTTGGCAATACCTGCGCCGGGATAAACTGTAGGACCGGCGGGGCCGGTTGGTCCGGTTGGTCCGGTTGGGCCTGGACTTCCTGTAGGGCCGGTTGGCCCGGTTGGGCCTGGACTTCCTGTAGGGCCGGTTGGCCCGGTTGGGCCGGTAACACCTTGTGCACCAACAGCCACGACAGTCCATGCGGCAAAAGTGCCAGACCCGCCAATGTTTGCCACGTTTACAGTCAGAGTTGTACTGCTGAATGCTGTAATTGTTCCGTCCATAAAGTTAGCGGGTGTTGCAGTATTAAATACGCGAACATATTCGCCAACAGTAAACGCTGTTGCAGTTGAAGCAAGGTTAGTCGTAAATGATTTTGACCCAGTACCAATTGCAACCGATGACGTTGATGTAAGTCCAGAATATCCTAAACCAGTGGGGCCGGTAGGTCCGGTGGGGCCAGGACTACCATTTGCGCCAGCTGGTCCAGTAGGACCAGTTGGGCCTGTTGGACCAGTAGGAATTGTAAAAGCAAATACAGCGGCACTAGATGTTCCGGTATTTGTTACAGATGCACTGCCACCAGCAGGGCTTGTGGTTGTAGGACCGACAGCAATAGTTGCCGCAGTTCCAGTCGGTCCAGTAGGACCAGTTGGGCCTGTTGCTCCAGTTGGGCCAACTGGAATGCCAAAGTTCAACACAGCCGCAGATGAAGTGCCAGAGTTGGCAACACTTGCGGGAGAACCCGCAACCAAAGTTGAGGTTGATCCAATACTGATCGTTGCCGCAGTGCCAGCAGAACCAGTTGGTCCGGTTGGTCCGGTTGGTCCAGTGGGAATGGTGAAATTCAGGACTGCCGCACTAGACGTGCCGCTATTGGTAACGCTGGCAGAACCGCCAGCAGGGCTAGTAGTAGTGGGGCCAATAGCAATACTTGCCGCAGTTCCGGTTGGCCCGGTTGGGCCTGTAGGTCCGGTTGGCCCAATCTGCGTATACATCACTTGCTGTGCGGTAATGATGACGCATGGGGTGCGCGGCACTGTCGGTCCGGTTTGAGCCGCAATCGTTTGCAAACTGATGTTGACGTTGGTTGCGCTCCAGTAAAACTGAATGTAATCGCCTCCAGTTACGCTAAACACATAGTTGATCGTTTCAAGAATGTGTCCATCAACGCCGCCATGCGAGTTCGGCACGCTTACAACGCTGTTGGAATCAGCAAGGTCTGAGCCATTTTTTCTCAGCCAGATGTTTGCGTCATAAATCGTGTTTGATGTATTTACAAACTGAGCACTGATAGTGATTGAATATGTGCCAGTGTTTGCAAATGTGATTTTGGTTCCGTCAACAATCGTAACACCGCTGTTTTCAAGGACAGTGTTGATGCTTATTGGATAAGCAGTTGTCGTGCTTGAAATTGTTTGGTTGGTCGTGTCATAAAACGAACCATAATATCCAAGTGCGCCGCCGGGACCGGTTGGCCCTGTTGGTCCGGTTGCGCCAATTTGAATAATTTGTTGCGTTCCATTGTCTTGCTTCATGAACAACTTGCCATCACGGGTATTGATAGCAAGTTCGCCCAAATCAAGATCGGCAGTCGTGGGCTGTTTACCCAAGACTGATGAACGCTTTACCTGAATTTTATTTGCCATGTGGCATCCCCTTTGTTGCTATATAGCAGGGCAAAAAGATCAATATGTTCCGCCGTCCACGTTGATGTCTGTTGCGGATAGCGAAGTGAGTTGTCCTTGAGCATTAACAGTTGCTAACAACGTCTGTGTTGCAACGCCATAAGACCCGGCAGTCACGGCAGTGTTGCTGATGCTAAACGTGGTTCCGGTCAACGTCAAACCAGTTCCAGCAGTATATGAACCAGCACCAGAGAATTGAACCCAAGTGACAGGGGTTGTTCCCAAAGTGCCACCGGCATCAACAGTACAAACCCAACCAGTGTCAGCAAGCGTAGTTCCAGTTTCAACAAACGTGAATGCGGAGGGGAATTCGCTCCAAGTATTCATGTCTGAAGAACGTGCCCATGCGCCAGCCGCCGCAACATAGATGCCGTTGTCAGCAGATGCCGTTTGGTTTTTAACCAACACTCGATCACCGGCAGTCAGCGTAGATGCCCAATCGCCACCAGCTTGCGTTGCTAGACCGGACAAAGTGATGTTGCCCGTAGTAGATGCCGCGCATGATGCTTTAGCATCCAAACCTTGAGCCACGTTGTCAACATAGTTCTTGGTGGCCGCATCTTGTGCGTTTACGGGATCGGCAAGAGTGGTAAGGTTTTGGTTGTTGAAGCTGAATGAACTGGTAGGTGCGCCAATTTCGTTCAGAATCGCGTTTGCGCCAGCAGTCGCTAGACCTTTGGCATTGATCGTGATCTTGGTGAACGTACCAATGTTGGAGTTGACTGTTGCCAACGTACCAGTACCAGTTACGTTGCCAGTACCATCAAATAATCCGCTGGTGTACGCCATGTCACCAGTGATGCTAATGGTGCGGCCAGTAGCCAATGCGGTAGCAGTGCCAGCATTCCCGCTGACTGATGCTACAACAGTGCTTGAGAACGTTTTAATGCCGCCAATCGTTTGATTGGTTGTCAAATCAGCAAAAGCACCATTACCGGCAACCGGGATGATGGAGGTGGCAGAACCGCCGCCGCCGCCAGTACCCGTACCATAGTACATGATATTTGTTTGTTCATTGAACGCAAGTTCAGCGTTTGCCAATGAAGTGGGTGCGCCAGCACCACCGCCAGCGGCACGGCGTTTGATACGAATCGTGTTGGACATTTTCAGTTCTCCAGATTAAAAGTTGCCACCATCGGTGATTTCGGTTTGTGGCACGTTTGTCCACTTGCCATCGAGCCACATCAGCGCGTCATAGTTATGACAGATACTCAAATCGATTGGGTAACCGCCGATGTTTGCCTCTCCCGGCACGCCGGGAGGCCCAACAATACCCCTGTTAAGAGTAATTACGTTGCTCGGCAACGGGGTTACTCTAGCCGTGATATTGTTTGCGTCTGTTACTCGTACTGCAATGCTTGGCATGATTACTCCACAACGATGCCATCAGAACGCACCAAGAACAGCAAAAAGATAATTGCGTCATCAGGCGGGTTGCTCAAATCTTGCGGAAAACCGATTTTGATTCGCCCGGAAAACCCAACGCAATCTTGAGCGTTGATGTCTAGTTCCGGGTCTGTATCAATCAGGTTCCAAGCGTCATCATCAATCACAAGTGTGAAAAACCCGTTCACATCATCCCGGTTAACAATGCTTAACGGAATTGATGGGGGTGTTGGCGTGTAGTTGCTGATGTCGAACGTCAGCCCGTTGCGCGTGTCTTGGATGTTGGAAAGCTGTCTGCGAATGATCTGAGCGTCAATCGCCGCATCGGTCAGATTGATGGGCGTTACGCCATCATCAGCCGTCATGGTCAGATTCCAGTAAGTTTTCTGTTGCCAGACCAATTCGCCAGCAATGATTGGGTTGTCAAACCCTGATACCTGAGTTAAGGTATTTTTGTTGAAAACAGCCATTCAGATTCCCCTGCCTCGGGTGGTGACGCACCCCACACACTTGCGGGGGACGGATTCTGTCTTGTCGTTAACGGATTTTGTCATAGTTCAAAAATTGTGGCAATCAATACTCGACAACTACAACACCAGCCGATCCTGAACCGCCAGCACCCGAACCACCGCCACCATAGTTACCCGCAGTTCTTGCTGTTCCGGTACTCATTGGTGCGCCGCCACCCCAAAATGACGAACCTCCACTACCTGAGTTATTTCCAAGGCCACTAACAGTGCCAAAACCACCAGCACCGCCGCCTGTGAGATTCAAATCGCCACCAGAACCAACGCCGCCAGAACCCCCAAGCGTAATCCCGGTTAACGGGTTGCCGCCTGTAGCAGAACAATATGCTCCAAAAGATGATGTGCCGCCAGCCGTACCATCATTGCCACCACCAGAACCACCCGCACCAACTGTTACAGCAATACT